TTTACATAACATATCTTATAAGACGTTAAATTTTCCAACATAATGAAATCCTTGAGCTTTCTTTGATCGTTAATTACACCTTTTTTTATACAAATGTCAACTTCTTTTTTTACATCATTTTGTATTTAACGACCGAAACCCCCATAAATACGGATAAATCCGTCACTTGATTTTTTTCATCATCAAAGGTTTTAAGGCTTATCAAACCTGACTTTGTGTCTCCCGCATTCAATACCCTCAAAGCTCCAATAAGAGAAACCTCACCAGGCCTGACGCAGTACTGAGTCTTATAGGTACGACTTTGCACTATCGGTCGGCTGACTTTATATTCTCCCGTTGCCAGATCGACATATTCTAAAACCTGTTGATAATTAATGGTTGCGTCCAGATTGACCGAATTGTCGTCACCTGAAGGCTTAATTTCAATTACCAGACCGTCTTGAGCCGTATCAAATTCATAACCGGAGACCGCTGCACCTGTATTTCCTGAAGTAGCATTTATTTTGGAAACGTAAGGGACCTTACGAGATAGGTCTACCTTAGCCACCGAGCCGCTTAAAACGCCCAGGGTTATTCTTTGGTCAAGCCGCATTTCCTTTAATGACCCGTAGGCGGCAATAATAGCATCAATCGACAACCGATCATTGACCACCGCACTGACCGCAGCCGTCGCCCCCGATGTTGTAATGGAAAGAGTATTACCCAGAGCTTTGACTACTGAACCATCAATTATATTTGTCAACACCATGGACAATTTTGACAAATCAACGCCGACGGTTTTGGTCTTTTCGGTGGTATCTTCAATGACGGCTATGTCTATCTGATATTGATAAATTCCGTTTTCCCGCAGATATTCCTTCAATCGCCGGTACTGCTTTGAATTCATGAGACCGACAACAACGCCCCTTGTCATATCAATATGTACATCCTCTGCATTGATTTGAAAGATTGACAGCATATCTTTGATTTGCTTTTCGTTGCCCTGAATGACCGACGGCACTTTAAGAACCACCTGTACATTATCCTCAATTATTATTGTTCCTTGCGATATCCGGTAAGAATAACCATATGTTTGTTGGAGCAACCGGAAAAATTCCCGCAAGGTGCCTTTAAACCTCGGTACGATCAATTTATTTTCCGGTTCAAAGAAATCAATCATGATGCTTAATGTTGGCACCCCTTCAGCCAGCGCCCCCATGAAATCCTTGACATCGACCCCTTTATAAAACCGGAAATCAACATCAATTTCCGGAATTTCTTCAAGATCATCCTTGATTGTTACCAAATCCTTGATTATTCGTTCTTCAACCGCCTTCCCTTCTATTTTTACCGGTTCATATTTTTGATTTACTACCGTTTTTTGAACCATGCCGCAGCCTGTCAGCGTGATCACTAGCAACATTATTTTCCAGAAACGCATATTCCCGCCTCACAATATTTTATTTTCTTTCCGTTAATGACCGCATAAACAGCCTCGCTTTTTTTTTCAATCATTCCTACGGATGCATTCGTGGTTGCAGCGGCCACAGGTGCATTCAACGTCGGTGAAGCCGCAGCCGGCACCGGCGTTTCCGGCGTGACCGGCTCCGTCTTAACCGCCGGTGTTTGCAACGTCATTTCATTCATTTTTTCATCTATGAGCTTTTTTTCTTCTTCAGGAGACAACGGCTTTTTTCCCTGAATTTCGGCAACTCTCTGTTGTGCCGTTTTTATTCCCATGAAACCACCCTTGGAATGAGCATCGACCGCTTTCCATAAAAAATAGCCTGTCAAGATCAACAAAACAGGAATTGCCATGAATACCGGATGCTTTAATATATTGGCGTGTGTCTGTATCTTCAATTCTTTGACATCCTTCGACACGTAGGATTTATAACAGGCAAATATTTCAGGGTCATATCGGGATACCTTTTTTGTCAATGCTTGCGTCGTATCGTCACCCGAATAGGCAAAACAGACATATGATTTATTGACGAAGGAACCCAAAAAATTGACTTTTTTATACCTGTATGTCCATTCGGTAAGAGTCCGCACTTGAGAATCACACTTTTCAATCCGTTGCGTGATAAAGATTGCATCAAACCCATAATGCCGATGTGTGCTGCACCAATCCGCAACTTTCCGGTTCTCCTGCGTCTGCCAGTCACGGGAATTAAAATATTTATGAATTTCGTCGATAACCACCATAGAGCCATTCTCAACAAAGTCATAAAAATTCTTTATTTTTTCTTCCGGCAAATTATTCAATTGATTATCAATTTGATAATCATCCAGTCCGGTTTTGCATTTCATCATTTCCCGACATTCGGGACGGTCCAACCCTTCAACGTTGGTATATACTTTCCGTCCTTTTTTCAGGTTTGCAATGATCTTGACAACCGCATCATATGTTTTCCCGCTGCCTGGTGAACCTTCATGGAAAATTATCATCGTGCTACCCTTCCCCTCATTTATCTTTTAAGCTGCATCACGCAATAATCTGAATCAATCCCATATTTACCACCGTATACAATATATGTTATTTCGGCTGGTTCTAACTTTCGGCCTGTTAGTTTACCATTTTTCACTTCAACCAGCGTTACAATGTCATGTTTTTTGTAGTCCCGATCATTCTTGCGGACTTCAAAGTTTTTTTCTCCACGTTCCGCAGCCTGATAATATTCTAACTCTGTTTTGATTTCGTGATGTTTTATCATTTTAAATCCTTGTAAATGTCGCTGGTATCAAATTGAGCATCATCCTGATTATTATTGCATATCCTATAATGGACAAAGCCGGAGCCAAGCCCATTTGAGATATAAACCATACTATCTGCGACGGCAGCAGCCCCCACGAACCGGTGATTTCTAACAGTATCGTTGACAAATCAATCATGCTGACAAATCCGGTAATGACTGTCAAAACACCATCAAGAACCGTGTACAATACGCCCCATATTACCTTGACAATGCCGTTTAAAAGCCATTCCAGACCCGATACTATATACTGACCGATAGCATTGCAAAAATTCATTATGGGGTTTAAATCTATGTTCATGCTACACCCCCCTTGCATACTATTCCGACCGCCACAACCGAAGCCAAACACAAGAGAACGGCTTTAATATATGAAAGAGCAGTTGCCCATTCGCAAAAGCTTACTGTTTTCGTTCCCCCAAAATGTTGACCTAGATTTATTGTCAATTCACAATCACCGCCCGATGGAATTGAATCCGTCATAAGCCCCGGAAGTGAAAACAAATCAGTTTCTTGCATCGTCTCAATAAAATCTGTCATTAATTGCGAAAAATCACCTACTTCCGGTTGCTCAAAGGCTGATTTTGTCGTCTGCGTTCCTTGACTATACGGACTCAACGGGGCAAACGTTCCGTCATTTTCATAATAATTATTTGTTGTTGTATTATACGTTGTCGAATTATTTGTTGTTGTCGTTGTTGTTTGCGTCGCATAAGTTCCAAGCGCATTCGGGTCTGCTAATTTATCATCTAAAGATGACTTTGTTTCCGGTGTTATGGCCCCATCTAATGCCCCTTGAATTGAAGGCCAGCTTGAAGTTTTTCTTAACGTATCGTTTAAATCCTCCAACGCTTTATTTGTTCTGTTTAAAGCATCGGTCAACGCTTCATTCGCCTCTGTACTTTCTGCATTTAAACCTTCCGTCAATTTTGTTTCCAATTCTCCCTGACTTGCTGGCGATGTTGTCGTTGTCGGATTATTTTGTGCATATTCCTGACTATAAGCCCCGCATTTAATAACCGAAAATTTATCTTCCTGATTTGAATTTGCAACACAATTCCAATAGCTAGCCGCTCCGTCCACAAATTCAGGTTGAGCCCCTCCAGAGTTCGGAAATGGTTCTTTGTACAAATCCGCATTCCGTGCGTCCACTGTCGGATAATACTTTACCCCTCCGGTGCATTCATATCCTGATGTTGGAAGGCAATTCACATGCCCATAATTTGGATTTGGTGTCCAATTATCGGTTGATGTTACTTTCAACGGCAATCCCGTTGTCGGATCTGTCGGAAAGCCGTTGTCGCTTAAATAGTCGAATAGTTTATCAGCCCCATAGGTCAAGCCCGCCATTGCTAAAGCCGCTGCAAGTTGTCCGCTACGAGTTGCGGGCAAGGCTAAAACTACCGTTTCCAATGCTGCCAGAGCTCCGCTTTGTCCTCTTACTACTGCCGGTAAATGTCGCGTTCCAGATGCATTATATGAAGCTGGCACATTTACCCGAGTTGTTGTATATGTCGCCGCCCATCCTGTCGATGTAATCAGCATTATTAATATTATTCCGGCTATTTTTACTTTTCTCATATAAACAACCTCATAACCATTTTGACAACCCCTACCCCAACGCAGAGACTTATCAGACCGCCGATCAGGAGCCACTTCCGCAGCTTGTTATAATCGATTTCTTGAATGACTTTTTTCATAGCTTGTTTATCCCCTGTCTGATAACTACATATGCCACTATTGCAACGGCAATTGTTACAAAAGGCGTTACACAAGCCAGCAATTCGCTTATGAATGTTTCATAATCAAACCCCGGTGGTAGATTTATCATTTATTCCCCCCACTCACTCCGGCAACAAAGGCTTTAATTGCTATACATCCGGCAAAAAAAGAAACTATATCCGACATGGACGCAGAAAAGTTTGTCAAGTCTTCAGCTTGCACTTCCGTTGCCCCTGCTATTGCCGGAACCAACAAGATTAAAAAAATGATTTCTTTTTTCATTATCGCACCGCAGCCAATGCCTTGAATATCATTCCGACGCACATGCCGACGATGTACGGCATCATTACCAGCCCCGCACCATAGCCGAAGTATGTCAGATCAAATTCCATTATCTTTCTTCCTCGCTTTCTTCTTTGGTGAAAATCCCCTTGCTTTCCTCTGAATTTTGGCTCGATCTGATGATAATTTCATACAACAACCGGCCTCCGCAGATTATCAAGAGTATGCTAACCATGGCTGTCAATACTGTCATCACATCAACTTTTATTCCGCCGCTGACCCCCGTTGTCACTTGACTAATTATTTCGTCCACTTTACACCTCAATTTATAAGGGAGCTGCCTTCCGGCAACCCCCTTATTGATTGATTAAAATTACATTCTGCCCATAGCTTTTTTGACCAGCTTATAAGCACAGAACGCCAAACCGATTCCAACGCCTACCACGAGAACACCTTCAATTCCGGTTGCGAGTCCGGCTGTGTCCACTGCTGTTAATACTGCCGACATCCTTGAGCCCTCCTTTCAATTTATTTTTAACGTCTAAGCGCACTTATCAATAAGGCGGCGCCTAATATTATTATTGCTATTGTTATAATTCCGGTTGCGGCAGTCGTCACGTCCGTTTCTATGGCCGTGAAATCCCCCGCACTAATCAACGATGTGTAAGCATATGCTTTTGCCTTCAGACCGATCAGCGCAGCCATAACCAGCAGATTTATTTCCACCAAACGCCTGATAATAGCCTTCAGCGGGTTCATATAAGCATCTATTATTTTTTTTGTAGCCCCGCCAAGCTGTTGAATTACCTCTTTGTATTCCATTTTATCACCCCCCTTCTACTGCTTATTTTATCGTTGATTCATTCGTTTCCAGTTGAGGAAGTCCTGATACTCCCTATCCTGCGGCGGGCGTGGCCGTGCCGCTCTGGTAAGCGGTTTTTTTTCTTTATCCGGTATCATGTAGGCGAGATACGGCTGGCCGGTTTGACTCCTTTTTGCTACCGCTGTGATCTGAAGTTCAACTATTTCCCCCTTCTGGGCAGTAAATTCCTTTTTCCGGTCTTTGATATGCCACGCTTTCGGATATCCGTTGTCATATTCAGTCTCAATTGTATGCTCAACATACGTTTCCGGTTGATCGTTTTCACCAAAGAACTGAACTGTCTTTGACCCGCGATATTCACCCCTTAAAATTAATCCCTGAATTGCCATTTTTCACACTCCTTAATTTTTTATTGTTTCCGCTATCCATTTCATAAACTCTTCATCCGATTGACCGTCAGGCTTTGATTGTCGAAAATATTCTCTTAGACCCTTTATAAAATGATCTTCATTTTTCCATTCGATGAGTATTGATATTGTCATAATGTCGTCTTTACCCATTTTTAAAGCCTCCTTTGTTCTACACTTCGAGATATTTGAAAAAACCTTTGTTGTAGCGGCGGCGATACTGCCATTGACTTATTTAACTTTCTGGTTCATCAAACGCCCGACATTTACAAATTCACTTGATCGCCATACTTGCGCCACGCCCACCATATCGCCGCCGCATCTATTTTTTATTGCATTCTTAGTCTTTCCATATTTTCTTTGTGAATCCGAACTTGCTCCAAAAAGTTCGAGCGTTTTCTGGTGTATTCCTTCACGTCGATATATTTCTTGATAGATGTAATCCGCTCGACGCTTTTCAGAAGTTCGACTATTTCTTTTTTGGTGAGATTCACTACGTAACCGCGATTGTTATAAAAGAGACCACCTGCTTTTTTCTTCCATTTCTGATAATCCAACTTGCAGACCGCACCAATCCGGTATTCTTTTATATCAAGTTCAATGTACGTGTATTGACCACAACCAGCGATCATTACACGGTAATTGATTTGTCGTTTTTCTTCTTTGTTTTCGCATTGATCTATCTTTTCGCAGATGTCCTTTTCTACTTCCCTAAATTCTTCCCTTGTCACATTCGGTCGGCCTTTTTGTTCGTCAAAATACTCAATGCATTCCCTAAATCCGGCATCATCAAACGGCGTTGTCATAAGTTCACCTATATTGTTTTCTTCTATGTTTATTTTTTCTCTTTTTTTTCGCTCACTTGAGTTCATTCTTTTTATCTTTGTTGTAAATTTATCCATTATTACATCCGGCAATAGACCTTGATATTTTTTACCTTTTTCAAAATATCCCTTGTCTGCATAATACCCTGTCAAATTCCGAAAATGTTGTTCACTCTGGAAGTATGATTCCTTTACCCAGTCTGCAAGTTTCCACGTGTCCCGCAGGAATTCACCGCCAATCATTCCCGACTTTCCATATTCAGTCTCAATAAAGACGTGAAAATGTGGAAATCCATTTTTATGAAATTCCATGAACCACGCCCACCGACTGATTTTAACCGGTTCATATTTCCAGACCCACCGGCGGCCTGATTTTGTTTTAACACCATGGCGAAGCCTCCGTATAAATTCACCGACAGCGTGCTTTTCTCGGATATATTCCAGTGCCTCAACGGGAGAAGGAAACAATTCGGGATTGATCGTCAGAACGACTTGACGTGTTTTTTGCCAATCAAACGGCAGGAAGATTTGCTTGATTCTTTCTTTGTAGAGGTATTTAAAACAGGAAGGACACCAGACCGACTTGCAGGAGCATTTTTTACCGGCTACCGGTACTGATTTTTCATCTTTCCACAAGTCGTCCGCTTTATTTTCAAGTATAGGGCGGACTTTTTCATTCTCAACTTTTCCAAAAAAATCAAAAACAGATTGATGCAGCTCGACAGATTTATCAACAAAGCCGTACAAACCGCTTTGTGCAGCGCTGGACAGTCGCAAGCTCCCCGCTGCCTGCGGTTCTATCGCCTTTATTGATAAATTTTCCCTTGATTTTAATACGTACGGAAGGCCGTCAGAAAATTTCTCTTGACACGTTTCATAAACGTGTTTATGCTTATTGCAAACGTACAGCATTTTGACATCCTTGAGCAGATTAAATTTGTTGCTACGTTGTTCAAAACGCCGTTGGTTGCCGCCTTCGGCGTTTTTACTTTTTTAAACCTCTATTACTTCGCTTTTTACCTCTTTAATTTCCAAAACTACTTTCTTTCGGAAACAGTTTTTTTCAACAACTCCTATTTCTTCGTTTTCTTGCATTAATCTTTTTACCATTTCCTTATCCGCTTTATATCCTTTACAATTTTCCGACACTTTAACAATAGTCGTAACTATGAACGTTTTATAATTTTTGTTTTTTTCTTCATCCATATTTTTCTTTCCATACTTCGTTTCCGCCATCACCATAACACGCTGCACCGAACTCAACTGCTAAAGCTATCAAATTGGAAAATTCTGAAAATTTCATTGTTACTGATTTCGTTTCCACATCCCCATGAACCAATATATCCGACCCGTAATGTAAAAACCTTCTATCGTTTATTTTGACTTGGATTTTATAACGTTTCCGTTTTGTCTCATCATCATCAATTTTAACTTTAACATCCCGAGCCACAATTTGTTTTTCCATAATTTTTCCTCTTTATTTTTTTAATATTTTCATCGGCTCGACCGATGTTAACCTTGACATATATAATAAAAAAAGGGGTCTCCCTTTCGGGAAATCCCTAATAATTTCAAATATTTACAAAACATATCTTATGAGACGTT